AAATCTCTTTCTAAGAGACATGAGGAGCTTCTTTTCGTCCTCGTCAAGCTCTTTCTTTTGAATCTTTCTCATACCTTCCAAGTCTATCTTGGCATATCCTCCGTAGTCTTTCTTCATCAGGGCTCTTCCCTTTTTGAAGTACCTCAAGAAGAAGATGATTCTAGGGCCGAAGAGCACGAGGCATACAATGACGGCGATGGGCACTACCACTGCCAGCGCACCTTTCAGGATGCTGCCGAACCAGTCTGTGAAGAAGCCGCTAATCCCCTTTCCGAATGACTTGACTCCATTGACCCAGCATCCTAAGGTGCTGTCTCCGCAGGTCTGGTTGCTTTTGGACTTTACTGTCCCTCTATGTTCCAGTAACACATTTTTGGGGTCTTCCAGGTTAGCTTTGGTACAAGCCTTTAAAAACCCCTCTTCGCACTCAGGGCACAGCTTCTTCTCTTTTATCTGGACACAGACCATGTCGAGCTTTGTGGCCGAAAACCCTTTTATGGTGTGCTTGGGATTTCCTTCTGCTTGATCCTTTCTCGCCATGATGCTCGTATCTGAAATGATGAACCCTTCGGTTGTAGACTCCAGATGTACTGTGAACAAGTCAGGCTCTTCTACAGTGACTACAACAGTACAATCAACACCCGAAGTGCATCCATAGCAGCCTAAGCAAGAGAACTCATGCATTTTCAGACCTACTAGGACTACCTCTTTTGAGTGAAGCTCAAGACCACTTACATCGACATGCACAGACATCTCACCCCCTGAGTCCTTAGGCCTGGTCTTGAGGTCTAGTGTGAACACCGATCCGTTACCAAAAACTCTGTTGGAGTGAAAGTACACTAGGTTGGAGTAGTCAATTTCAGCCTTTTCTAGGTTGTCAAATGCCTCTTTGTTGTGTGTGACCACTCCAGTGTACAGGCAGTTGGGCCAAGAACCTGGTATGCAGTTGTAGTCCAAGTCGACACCTTGCCAACTCATCCATGTGCCATCTAGTGCACCATCAAGGTCCTTCAAGAAGTTAAAGTTAGTTATGTCGTCCTTAATTAGGTTGTCAATATGATACACTTGAAGGTCACCAGCACCACCGTGAGTGCAGCTCTGGAGTTTGCAGAGGTTGTTGGTTCCTATCACCTTTTTAGGGTGGATGAAGTCTACTAAGCTATTTCTTGCATCTCCGATGTCGTGGATGAGTGCAACTTCAGTAGGCAGTTTCCCTTGTATGTTTCTAGGGTCTGAGAAGGTGATGGACACCGGTCCAATTTGTATCTTCATGCCAGTCTCTACAAGTTCACACGTTCTTTCTTCATTTGTCAGTTCCACACATGCCACAACTTGAGTGCTCAGATACTCTGTCTTCCACAATGTCACAGCCGTTGTCTCAAAGAGGGTTTTAATGTCAATTGCACAGCATGTGCATCCTGTGTTGACACCCCAGCACCAAGTTGGATTACAACCCCAATTTCTGGCATGCAACCACTGCTTAGAGAGGCAGGTTTTGTGTGAGCAGGCACATTTTGAAGGACACTCTCCTGTGCATGCACCCCTGCTCCATGTGCCAGTGGTTCTATCCCCTGTGAGGTAGAGGAACTCTGTTCCGTATATCTGTGCGTAGTCAAGTATGGACACTGTTAGCGTCTTGGTTTCGGATGCTTCCTGAGCTCCTAGCACCCAAGACATGCCTGTCCTAGGAACAAGCTTGATGATGCCAACTGACTTTCCATCCAGTGTGACCTTATTTCCTACCACTTTGGCACTGTCCCAGCTGAGTCTTATGTTTTCAACACTACCTGAGGGCTTAAAAGTGTCTTCGACCCTCAAGAGCCCCCAAGGTGACTTTACATTGATTCCGTGTGTTCCAGTAGTCTCTTTGATGAGCTTCTTCATCCCGGACAGTTTCTTGTCTAAAGAGAGTAGGGTCCTCTTCATGAACTGAGTTGTGCCATCTGGGTAGGTGCAGTAGCAGCCTTCTGTAGTCATTTCACAGCTCTCTTTGCAAAAGTTCACAAATTCTTTTCCTTCTTCCCAATACCCATTCTCGACTGGCACTGTGTGATATCCCTGAACGGGAGACACAACCACTGTGAAACAAATCACTAGTGTCAGAATCCAGAAGAACTTGGACACAATCTTAGACCATCGGCTCAGCAATACAAGGAGGACTCTGCATAGTCTAGGTATGCGAACCAAGTCTAAGAGCATCGAGACTTCTTCTTTAACATCCTTCCTTCTTCCGCAGACCTTTACGTGGATTCTCAGAGAATCTCTTTGAAACCTTCCAGCACAGAAGGGGCATGTGCAGTTGAAACAGTTGCCATCGTGTATTTCTCTTTCAGCACAGGATTCCACTTTGTCCTTGCAGAACTCACATTCTCCTTTCCTTTTGTCCCGCACTTCATGTATCTTCCTATAGACTTTGCAACAACACCTAATGAACACCTCTATCAGCCAGCAAACAACCCTTAGAGCAGGAAATCCGCCAAGGAGCCATAGGATCATGAAGTAAATCACGTGTGGCCTGTGAGACATTCTGCATACGTATAGTGGTATTCCTTTGAAGCTTTCTGAACCCGGGCAATTGAGATCTACAATGTTGTCGACTAGCACATGTTGAGCTCCATTCGGGCAAACTATCTGTACTTCTCCTTTCTCAGTGTCTGGGACCTCAAAGAGACAGGACTCCACACATTTTTTTATGGACACAGTGCTACCCCTTGACATCTTTACCATCCCGAATCCTCGGAGGTTCACTCGAATGCATTTCTGTGTGATTCCACACTGCTCAAGGCTCTTTTGGACCGTACAGTTCATAAACTGGTTGTAACTGCCACCGAAACATTGTAAGAACCTTCGGATCTTGTGAACTGTGTAACATCCGTGCATAGACATTAGAGGCATTTCAGTCATCCTTGAACCGTTGCAAATCCTCACCTGGTCATGGGGGGAGCCCTCATTGTCTCTAATCAGCTCAGCACGAGTCATAGGTATTAGACTACCCCCAGACGAGCACCTCACTGGCCCCTTCTCTCCTCTTCTTCCACCGTCAATGCTAAGCAGTCTTCGTAGTTTGTGCTTGGGTGGCTCTCCGAACACTATTCTTGTTCTTATTTGCTTCGTGTCCCACACACCGTCAGGGCCCCTTCTGGTCTTCCTTATACCACACACTGTTATTTCACAGTGTTGGCTTGAGCTAGACGTCACATCAATTATGAAACTACCGACAGGAGTTGTGCGCTGCTCCCCCTTATCCCAGAAACCAATTGTTTCATTGGCTGGGAAATCATATCTACACTCGTCCAAATGTATCGAACCTGCACAGTTGTGGACCACGTAGCCCAGTCCGAAGGATAGGTAAGAGATCACCACCACAGGTGACCATTCTGGTGTAGACAGGAAAGCATTATCCATTGTGAGCTGGGTGTAGTGTTCCACCATATAATCTGTAGACACACAGCCAAGTCCCCAAGTCTTGTTGAAATATGCCGTCCTCTCCAAGTCCCTCCTGTCCCCTGTCTTTAGGACGCATGTGCTCCTGGAGTTGATGCTCCGGATGCTCGACAGTTTGCTTATTTCAAAGTCATTGTCCAGTGCAAACATACGCCATTTCACATGGGGGAGTAGAGAACCATTTCTGAAGTGGAAGGACTGTGCTGCAACTGCTGAATCCTGCATCTGCTTTCTAGACTGTGTGTTTATGTCAGTGGTTGCTTCGGGTCCTGTCTCTGTCTTCTGAGACACCACAACCATAAAGTCCCTAACTTCTCCTGATACACTTGAAATTATGGACTTAAAAGCACCCAGGGCACTCTCAAGGCCCTTCTTTGCTCCCTGCTTCCCTCTTTCCAGGGCCATTCCAGTTTTGAGGAGAGTTCCTGCTGCGTCTGTCTTTTTCCATAGTTCCCCTACACCCTCTTGGAGCGCATCAAAGATGGTTCTTTTATCTGCCACTTTAGTTGTTGGTTGCACTGCAACGTCAGAAATGTGGTTAGAGATGGTTGCATTGGTAACAGCTGCTTGACCCTCCTGCTGGGAACTTGGCACAGCTATGGTGTTATCCCCCTCTTCAGTGCTCTCGCACACCGACAGCAGAAGAGCCAGAAGGCAAACATTGCTAAACAACATTCTCCACAGCTGTATGTTTGGAGATGCCTCCGTAGACAT